CACAATACATCCTTAGCAACATTACCAATTGTAGATGCCCCTTGTTTAATTCCACTCCAAACATCATCGAAAAATCCACCTCCACTTGCGCCTCCACCACTTGCACCACTCCCTTTCACTCTCGAAATTGCTATATCTTTTAAACCATTTAATATAAAATGTTTAACTTCTGGATCGCTTAAAACTTCCTTTCCAACATGACCTAATGCACTCGCACCTTGTTTAATACCATGCCATACATCATCAAAAAATCCACAACCATATAATTCATCACACATTTTATTTCGTAAAATATGATCTTCATAAGTTTTTGTTTTAGAACCACCACTTAACCCTCCTCCTCTTGTTAAAGCACCAATACCTAAATCTATTAAATCCTTTCTTGTTTGTGGGTCATTCCATGTGTCTTTAGCATTTTGATTAATGAAACTTGCTGTATCCTTTACACCTGACCAAATATCATCCCATGCATTACCTCCACTCATACCAGCCCCTTGTACTGAATATGGTGTTTGTCTTGCATATAAATATTTGTCATATTGTGGTAATACAAAATCTCTCGGTCTTGCACCACCAATTAATCTACCGTCATAATTTGGATCCACATATCTCATTCCTTTTAAAAATCCTGTACTATTATATTTTTTATACATATTTGGATCTGAAAATACAACTCCACCTGTCATTTCATTCGTATCATTATTTGTCCTCATATACGGCCCATGTGAAAATCTCCCCCCTATCCTTTTTTGATTATCATATACATCATATCCATTATACATTTTACTTGAGTAATTATTCCATGTTCTATTTGGTATAATTTCGGGTTTGTCAGGCCCCATGTGTACGGGGTAAAGACTAAATGTAGATGGTACAATACCCCTATCAACATCTTGACCTTCATAATTTTCTTCTCCAACAATATTTGAATCCCTTGACCCACCATGTAATCTATTAATTGGGTTTTCTAAAGGTGGTTTTTGTCTTGTAATTGGTAGTGATAAAATTAATGGTTGAACGTCATTAGGCACATAATAACCATTTTCCTTTTCTTTATATAATTTTTTCAAATTATTTTTAGTTGAAATATTTTGTGGGTAATCATATGTTAAGTTGTATTCTCTCATAATATATATAGTATATTATGAAAATAAAAAAATTATATCTTTTTCGAAATAAGTACATGGTATTATTAAATTATCCTACATAAAATCTCTAACATTTTTCTTACCAAAACCTGAATTACCTATAGCACTTAAAGCTGGGGCCAAATTTCTAATTCTATGTGATGCTTCACGAATGTGATGTAATACTGGTTTAATCATATGATGATGCTTTTTAAGTGCCCCTAATAATGAATTATGTAATGAACCTCCAATCATTCGTGAATACATTGCCTGACTATATGGTTCAACACTTTTATCTTCTTTTGCGTTAATAGTCATCTCCTTTGTTAAAATACCTGTTGCAATTTGACTTGATCCCTCTTCTGTAATAAACAATCCTGAGTTTGCCGTTAATAATACAATTTCTGGTGATATTGATGTGCCTTGTGGGCCATTAGTATTTGTAACATTTAAAGTTGCATTAATCTGAAATTGCCCAATATTTGAGCTTGAAATATAATCAGGTAAACTCAAATTAAATGCAGGGGACAAAATTAAAATCGACCCAGTTGTATAAATTGTTCTACCTCCATATGGTTGATATGTAATACCATTAAATGTAGTGGAAATGTTATTATTTATTGATGCTTGACCTGAAAACTCTAACCAAGATTGTGTAGATCCATTCTTTTTTGACATTCTCCACAGATCCTTGGCTGTTGCACTTGCAAGGAGCCCGGACGTGTTGTTCAGGTTAATACTTATTTGATTTATTGTAAAGAAAGATGCTGAATTTTGTGGTGTTTGGGTTGTCATTGGAATTCTTACGTAAAAAATAAAATAATCTGGTAATTGATTTAGTTGAATACTTTGAGTTGTAATTGATGAACTTGCACCTAATGCAATAGATGGTGAAGAAGTCGCAAGACTGACATATCTTGGATAATCGATATATGGTGTAACACACCTTGTTTTAATCATATCACTCGGTTGAGTACTTAAAAATCTCAATAACATTTTTGTATTTGTAAATGGTTGTGGAGCATTACTAAGACCTAGAGAAATGGATGTCCAAGTATTAGATGTACTCCAAAAACGCTTACATGAACTATCAATATTAAATGTGAAACTTACTGTATTAACTCCAACTAAACCCCCACAATTACATGTTGGATTACCAAAAATAAAAGGTGATAATCCAATTAATGGTTCAGTAACGTTAACTTTTATTGGAATAGCCCAAGTCTCTGCTGTAATATATACATGATTAGCTTCTTGTGTTGATGTTAGACTATAAGAAACTAATGATTTGTCACTTAGTGAAGTTCCATCACTAAAAGAAACATTATGAAAATTAATATTGGTTGGATTTAATGAAATTGGGTATGAACCTCTAGGTACTTGATCAATGTCATATGATGCATTTAAATATGAACCCATTGGGTTATTATTGCTACCAACCGCATCAGTATAATATGCATATGCTTGATCCGGTAATGATGCTGTCATACCATTGTATTGGTATAACTCTCTACTATCTGTCATTCTAAGTAAAACATCTATAACATCCTGAGTATTCACTGATGTTGATACGTTATTAATCGTTGATTGTGATACATTAAATAATTTATTTAATGGAAATGCTTGTAACGAATCTGTATAGCCATAATTAAATACTGGAATATTTGCGGGAATACTACCGTAACTAAATGTATAGGATCCTACTACTGGTACAACTGTTATTTTATTTGTAATATTAGCTGTAAAATTAATATCTGTTGATAACAAAAAATGTCTATCAACAACGATACTCGTTGATGGTAATTGGATTTGAAATACAATAGATGATGCTGATGTACTATTTGCATTATATTGTTGATAAGTTACATTAGATCCACCACTCATAACTGCATAATCTAAACTATCGGTAATATCTGCAATTGTAGGATCTTTAATTAATACAGTTGAAAATAATTCTGTTTGTGATTCTGACATAGTATATTATAATATAAGATATTATATTTTCAAAAAACTTATTGTATCAATAAAATTATCTTATATTATTTACTATCTTGTATTAAATATCGTTTTTTCCTGAAATATATTTTTAAGGTACATGATCCTCCACTTTGTAAATAAACTGGATAAAATGTACCTAATCTATCCTTCCAATATACCTGAACATCTATCTGATTTAATGGTGATGAACCACTTAAACTAATAAATCTATACTGTGCCGTAGGATTATATAATATATTTGGTATATATTGATCTCCTTGTAACGTAATGTCAGTAATTTGATTAATAAAATTAGCATTAGTCCCATTTGTGGATGGTGTATTTTGAACTATTGAACCATTGTTAAATAATAATGGGGCTGTTAACTGTGTTGATATTATTGGTAATAATGATGATGTAAAACATATCGATGTTATTGGTGTCATTAATGGAGAAGTTGAATATTCTTGGAACAACACATCACATACAGTACCAGTCGGTGATGTTATAGGCAATGTTATAGTATTTACAGTTCCAAAACTCCCAATCACAATCTGATAATTTTTACCATTTATCGCTAAATCACCTCTATTCAAAAATACAAAACTATTGAATAAATAATATAATGGTGTATTAAAAAATACTTTAATTACATTATATTGTAAAGGTACCGATGGATTACTACCTGTTGTATTGTAATATTGTGTTTGAAAATATAACACTGCCTTACCTGTATCTACATCCCAATTAATTGTTGGTGGAATTGCACCATTTGTTACTAAATAATTACCTGTTTGTGTATTCAAATCATTAAAACATTTTTGAAATGCATTATAAATAATATATATGAATGATTGATAATTATAATAAAAATAATATTGAGAAGGGGTTTGTAATCCATTTGACGTTTGAGATGGTGGTACTGGAGCGGGGATTTGTGTGTTTTGTGGTACAAATTCAATAAAAGTCTGTTGTTCATAATATGGTGTTGATGAATTAAGTTGAAAACTCATAGTAATAGAATAAATTGTTAAATTAGGATCAGATTGATTTGGTTGAATTACTGGTATAAAAACTGGTAATGTCGATGTATCCGCTTGAAATCTAATAATTGACATTTCATATTTTTCTGGATGTCGTAAAAATGGTGACTGTCTTGCTTCATTAAATGTGATTGCTGGAGGTGAAGTGGTATATGATCCAACATTTGTAATTAAAATATCAAGATATATATTATCTGGATCTTCTTGTTGTAAATTTGTTCGATAGTCTAAATATTTATTTGTTATTTCTTGCTGTCTCGACGTCATATATAGATATTATAACAAAATAAATTAATTTTATATATTATAACAAGTATGTTGAATTTTGAACGTAAAGGTATTGCCTTATCATTAATAAAAGTTGATGATGATTTTGATAACAAAAAAAACCAATTAATATATTTTTCTAATGATGAAGATGATGATACTATACGTCATCCATATACAGAGATTAATATTGATAAAAAAAATGAAAAGTTATATTATATACCTAATGTTAAAACTGAAAGGACAATTGTTTACGTTGCTGGAAAATCTGGATCAGGTAAATCGTACTGGTCTAAAGATTATATTAATACATATCATATTTTGTATCCTAAGAATCCTGTATATGTATTTAGTTATTTAAAAGATGACCCTACGCTTGATGTAATGAAATTTATCAAGAGAATAAAAATACATGATCCTGATTTTATAGATTCAGAATTTGAAATAGATGATTTTAAAGATTCACTTACTCTGTTTGACGATTGCGATTGCATTAAAGACAAAAAATTACGTAAAAAAATAGATGATATTTTAACAAAAATATTACAAGTCGGTAGGCATTGTAATGTTAGTTGTTTATATCTATCTCATACAATATGTGGTGGACACGAGACAAAATTACAACTCAATGAATCACATGCTATAGTTTTCTTTCCAAATGGTGTAGGACAACGTACAATGAAATACTTATTAGAAAATTACTTAGGGTTTTCTAAAAATCAAATTAAAAAAGTAAAGACACTTAAAACAAGGTCTGTATGTATCGTGAAATCATGTCCTACTGTTGTTATTTCAGACAAAAAAATATACGTTGTTGATAATGACGAAGAATAACAATTTAAATTAACCATAATAAAATAGTCAAAATAATGTTAGATTTTTTAAAAGTATAATATATTTTTAAAAAATTCAATATATTCATTAGTTTTAAAACCTCATTCTCTGTTATTAATCTATCACCTTTAATAATAAAAAATTTTATATTTTTAATCGGCATTATAAAATATGTTTATAATTTATAAATTTTCTATAGACTATATATTATATAATGTCTGTTATCAGATTGCATATTTTAGCAATACCACACACTATTACTAATCAAAATTTTACACATTGTGCTTTTACCAACAAGGTTTATCATTTTTGTGATATGATGACAAAACAAGGTTATCAAGTTTACCATTATGGTATTGAATCATCCAATACAAAAGCTACAAAAAATATTGATGTATTAAAATTAAAAGAATGGGGGAAACTGAGACATCAATCTCTAAAATTCTTAAATCCTCAACTTACAGATGATGAAATAACAAAAAAATTAATTGATAAAAAAACTTTCATAGG